AGAAGAGTTGCCCGTAGTAGCACTAGTCGTAGGGTTTATCCTCGTTATACTCGTGTTTATCCACGTCGTCGTGCAACCGTTTACCGAAGGAGAAGAGTTTATCGAAGATAAAAAAGTTGGCCTAATAAAATGAAACGTAAAATTGATAACCCTGACCGTTCCCGAATTAAGAGATTTGCTGCACAAGTTGCAGGTGCCGAATTAGGTTTTATATACCAGGATGTTCCTGGTGCTGTGACTGGGTATAATTATGCTGGCCGTGCGTATGATTATATGTATCCGGAAGAAATAGAAGGAGTTGATGAGGAAGATGTTTCCCAAAAAAATAATAGTATGGGATATTATGCTGGAAAAATTGGTCAGTTTAAGAAACCGAAAAAGACATTAACTTCAGTTGCTTTAAGGAAAGGATATCATGTGACGAATGATGATTTCGGGGAAGTGAAAGATCCTAATGCTGTTTATATTACACATTCAACCTATAATCTTTATCATTTTTCAGCAGCAATTCGAGGAGCTCTTTTGAGGAAATTGTTCAAGTTAGCTGGGATAGAAATTGCGGAACATACGGAGGAAATGGCTTTGTTTTCAGCTTATAATTCTGATGGTTTCAAGTTATCTTATGAGACTAAGAATCCTTTAACAGGTGCAGTAGCTGTATGGGATTATGTTACTACTGATAATGAATCTTTCTTTTTAATTCTCAGTAATTTTACATACTTTCGTGATAGTATTATTAGTATGTTGGAGGGTACGAATGGAACTGAAGCTTATGCGTTGCGTTTGTATGCTTCTGATAGGAATATAGCTGATACCAATTGGAGGTTGATGTCACAGATCAATTTGAGCAGTGAAAAAGTAACTATTCATGCAAGTTCTGAAATTAAAATTCAAAATAGGACCTTAGGTGCTAATGCGCCTGCTGGTAATGAAAATGTAGATCGCGTTGATAATCAACCTATTGCTATGAAGTCTTATTTGTTTAAACATGGTGATCCTCGTTTGAAAGCACCAAATTTTATTCATGACAATTTTCCTTCTGTAGTGTCATTGGCTGGAATTCCCCAGAATTTTGATGGAGTTCGTTTAATTCGTGCTGCGGAGTTAGTTAATACCAATTATCAAAATGCTCCTGATAAAGGAATTTTTACTAATTGTTCAATGGTGAAAGGTGGATTGTTGCAAGCTGGTCAGATGAAAAGTTCTTTTATTAGTGCTACACATCGTGGTTTGTTTAATACGGTAATGAAGAAATTGCGACCGGAATTACCTCCACATGGAGGTTTATTGACAGGAGTTCAAGGGAAGTGTGAAATGATGTTATTTGCAGAGAAAATGCGTACTGCAGCAACTAATAGTATTGCTATTCATTATGAAAGAGAATTGAAAGTAGGTTGTATTTTGACTACTACAAAACCTGTGCCTTGGTCGTCTTCTTTTACGTCCTTTCAAAAAAGTAATGTACCACCACCATAAATGTTTATTAATTATAAATATAGTGTGCTTCTAAATCGTATAATCTAATCAATCTATTTGCGTATCTTTCATATTCAATGTTGTAGATGTTGTGTACTTCCGCAATTTCTCTCATTTTTCTTTGACATCTTGCCTTATGTCGTCTGATGTCTTGAAAAATTTGTAATTCAGAATCATGTTCTAAATTAAAAGTTCTTCTTGGTGGTCGAGAAGTAACTTGAAAAGTGTCATAATCAATGAAAGGATTGTTTCCATAATCGATAAATTCTTCCATTGTATTCATTTTTTTTAAATAAAAATAAGTGGGGATGCTCTTCTATTTATACAAAATGTGGCTGTACTGCTTATATAATCATAAAACTTTTTACGAAACAGATCGGTAACATTTATCCGCTATTACCCTCGGGGGTCCGGGGGGGACCCCCGCAATGGGGTTCGGGGCGTAGCCCCGGGAGCGACGCGGAGTCGGACGGAGGCGGCAGCCGGAGGACTTTTTTTTTTGTATTCCATCTATGTCTTATCGGTGCGGCTTGCCGCACCAAAAAAAAGAAGCGGCCTTCAGGCCGCGTGGCAGAACGTTGCGCACAGAAGGTCCAGCATATTATTACCTGGACCTTCTGTGGTGGTGCAACCGCCCCAGAAAAAAAAATGTCACGTCACCGTAACTTCTGCTTTACATATAATAACTATCCTAATACAGATCTAGTAGATCAACTGGTATGTAAATATATTGCATATGCAGAAGAAGTAGGAGAAAATGGTACACCTCATTTGCAAGGGTATATTAGTTTTGCTAATGCTAAAACTTTAACAACCGTTATCGCATTGTTGCCTGGATGTCATGTATCAGTCATGGCAGGATCGATTGCACAAAATGAGGAGTATTGCTCTAAGCAAGGCGAATTGGTTGAGAGAGGGGTGAAACCCATAAGTAACGACAATAAAGGCCGCGCAGAGAAGTTGCGATGGCAAAGAGCACGTGAATTAGCAAAAGGCGGTAAATTAGATGAAATAGACGCTGACATTTTTATACGTTGTTATAATACGCTAAAAAACATTTCTAAAGATTATCAAAAGAAACCAGAACCTGTGGATGTTAAATGTTTTTGGATATATGGTACTACTGGGACTGGAAAGTCCCATTCGGTTGAAACAACTTTTCCTGATTGTTACAAGAAAAATATGGAGGATATGAAATGGTTTGATGGTTATCAAGATCAGGAAGTTATCTATTTGGAAGATATGGACAAGTATCAACCTAAGTGGGGTGGAATGTTAAAAAGACTCGCTGATCGCTGGCCTATGCAAGCTAGTATCAAGGGTTCTATGAAATACATTCGACCCAAGATTGTTATTGTCACGTCTAATTATCGAATTGATGAAATTTGGAATGATGAGGGTACTGTGGACCCTTTGATTAGAAGATTTACTGTAATTCATAAGGAAACCCAAGATCAAGTTGTGGACTTTACCTAAATAAAATGCCTTATGTCAGAAGAGTTGCCCGTAGTAGCACTAGTCGTAGGGTTTATCCTCGTTATACTCGTGTTTATCCACGTCGTCGTGCAACCGTTTACCGAAGGAGAAGAGTTTATCGAAGATAAAAAAGTTGGC